ATACATGGACCATTGATAGTATCACTTTAGTTGGTGGTGGTGATTTATACACTGAATTTGAAATCCGCAGAAATACCGGAAGTTACACCGAAGATGCAGCAATTGACCTTGTCAATGGTAGCTCATATGTAACTGCAACAATCAGCTTGATGTTCCATCGTCGTGACCAATCTAAGTCGCAAGCGATTAAGGTTCTTGGTGCTGGTCAACAATACCTGAATGCAATCATCCAAGATGCGAATGGTAAATATTGGTACTTCCCATATTTACAATTGAGTGCAGTTGGTGAAGGTTCGGGAACTGCTCGTGCAGATGGTTCGAAATACTCAGTGACATTAATCGCGGAGAATGATTTCCTTGCATACGAGGTTGACTCAACTATTATCGCGGCATTGATTGCTTAATATTCTTAGAAAGAGAGAGAGCTCATCCATTCGGGTGGGCTTTTTTTATAAACATTTTTGAAGGTTTTCTTAATATAATAGTATGATTTACATTGATAAAGGTGAGGTGAATTCCATTGTGCTGACTTTAACTGAGGTGAGCACTCTCTCGAATCCGTATTATTTGTTCGTTTTTGAGAATGAAATGGATGTCACCGATGCTCCAATCCTATTCACCACCGCTGACATCTCCACCTGGAAGGAAAGATTTAATATGTTCCTATTGGATGAGCCGGTTGACGTGACATTGGTCAAAGGACAATACACATATTCAGTGTATGAATCAACAATTCCACCAACATCTATCCAGGACACGACGGGAATCGTCATTGAAGAGGGCAGAATGGTTGTAAGTGGTGCAATACAAAACTCAATCTACGATTAAACATGGCTTGGTACGACCGATTTATTGGAACAAAACAACAATCACCTGAAGTGGTGGAAGGATATCAGTCCTTCAGTACACCATTCGGAAGAATTGGCTCAGGGAATTTATCTCTTCCATATGTGAATGGGAGGCATCAAACAAGTGGATGGATTCCATTTGGTGAGGGCAATCTTTTTCCTTCCGTCCTTAATCAATTGGTATACTCATCACCTCTCCATGGTTCCATTGTGGATTATAAAACCAATGCAGTAATTGGAGGAGGGATTGAATTGAGAGCAACGACCTCAACACCTCAAGAGCTTCTTGATTTATATACATTTGAGAAGAAATCTCACCTAAAAAAGACAGTTCGGATAACAACCGAACAATTGATTGTCCACAATCGTGTTTATTTTAAATTGTACTTTGATGATAAGATGAAGCTCACTCGCATTGAGAATGTTTCACCGGACAAAGTGAGAAGAGGACAAAATCCTAACAACTATTTTATTTGTGATGATTGGGCGAGTAGAATCGATGTGCGTGACATTCCAAGATATCATCCAACTTGCTCAGACCGTTGCCAATTATTTGTATATGAGGTTGAGTGTTTAGGTCAAGATTGGTATCCACTTCCAAAATACACATCAGCTTTGAACTTTGCATATCTTTCCGGTGAGTTAAGTTACTTCGCAAAATCAAACATTCAGAATAGTGTGTTCCCATCATTCGCAATGATGTTCCCTAAGCGACCACAAAGTGAAGAGGAGAAAAATGTCTTGAGAAACACAATCGACAAGATGAAGGGAGCAGCCAACTCGGGCAAAGCTGTCGCTTTTTTCGCTAACTCTCAGGACCAATTGCCGAAGATTGAAAGCATTCCAACAAATCAAAACGATAAACTATTCCAGGAAGCATCGGGATTGAATACCGAGCAGATTTGTTTTGCTCATACAATAGATCCAATACTGATGGGAGTACGCACAACGGGTTCACTTGGAAGTGGTAGTGACATCAAACAAGCATATGTGATATTTGAGAAGAACGTGGTCATGCCATTGAGAGAGCAGGTATCCGATATCTTCAATGAGATACTTCGTATTGCAAAAGTCAACGCAGATTTCATGGTCAACAACTTCCAAATCATCAATGAAACAATCGTTGAGGTGGAGGGTGATGCATCCAAAACTCAAGATGCATTGAATGCCATGAGTCCATTGGTTGCGACCAAGGTACTTGATACCATGACACCAAACGAAGTGAGAGCATTGGCATCGTTACCTCCATTGGAGGGAGGGGATGTGATTGCAAGTAATCAACCACAAACACCTCAAGCATAATGTTGTATTTTATCACTGAAACCTATCTCAAAACAAACACACCAATCACTGCCAATGTGGATGTGACTGATGTGACACCATACATTGCTACTCAAGCACAATTGAGAGTGATGCCGATACTTGGAACAGTATTCTATGATGACTTATTGACCAAGTACAATGCTCAGACATTAGATCCCGATGAGGAAATATTGGTGGCATTCATTCAACCGGTGATTGCTTGGCGTTCAGCTGAGGATGCAGTATTTGGATTGACGTATCAATTGAAAAACAAAGGACTTCAAACTCAATTTGGGGACAACTCATCGAGTGTATCACGTTCAGAGGTTGCATTCGGCATGGAACACTATGCTCAGAAGGCATCATTCTTTGAAATGAGATTGATTAAGTACCTGGTGAAGAACAAAGCATTGTATCCAATCTTCACATCCCATGAGAATCGTGATACTGATTTGCGACCTCAGATTGATTGTCATATGTGTGTTGGAAATTGCTTCATGAACGGTACATGGACTTGCGGATATCCAACCGATAACGGTTATAACAATTCAATCTTGGTATTATGAGGCAGAATGTGTTGATATTGTTTGCTTCGTTTTGGGCGGTACTTTCACCGGTCATGCCGATGATATACTTAGCAATGTTAGCCATCACAATTGATACCTGCTTCGGCATTTGGCGATCAGTGAAAAAAGGAGGATGGAAAGCGTTCCAATCTCGCAGATTATCAGACACAATCTCCAAGTCATTACTTTACGGTGGAGCGATTATGTTCACCTTCTTGATTGAGAAGTACATCGCAGGGGATATCATCGCTCAGTTCATCTCCGTTGAGCTTATAATGACCAAAGTATTCGCATTCTTTTGTGTGATGGTGGAAATAAAGTCAATCAACGAATCATATGAGAGTGTGACCGGCAAGAATGTACTCGCAGCTCTTCGCAAATTTATCACCAGGACCAAGACTAACTTAGACGAATTCAAATGACATTGATTGAAAAGTACGTTAAGTTCGTGAAGAAATGGGAAGGTGGATTGAGTCGTGATAAAAATGATTCGGCTTCATCCTATCCATGTCCAACACCATTCAATGGCAAAAGTGGTTGGCATACGAACGCAGGAATCACATACAAAACGTGGGTTTCTTTTTATGGTCCCGAAAACAATGCAAGATTCTTTGCTATGAATTCAGCGGATTGGTTTAAAATATTTAAGAAAGGATATTGGGATGGTGTTAAAGGTGATTCATTTACGTCACAAAACATTGCAATATTTGTTACAGGAATGGCATGGGGAAGCGGAGCCAAACAAGCAGGTAAAAGTTTACAGGTTGCAATCAATCACTGTGGATTGTTGTGCAGTATAGATGGGGTAATCGGAAATAAAACGATTAACGCTGCAAATGCTATCAATCCCACACAATTATTTGATGAATTAATCAACGAAAGAAAACGATTCTTTTATGCAATTTCAACAGGGAAAAACGCTAAATTTTTGAACGGATGGCTCAATCGATTATCAGATTATCAAAAAACCTTCAGACCTTAATACTCATTAGTGTATTATTGGTATCGTGTTCAGCAGAGCACCATCTGAATAAGGCAATCAAAAAAGGATACAAATGTGAGGAGGTATCCGATACCATCCAAATCACATCAGTTGATTCATTCCCCGTGATCGTGAACAACGAAATCGTGTGGGAGAAATACATCACTCAAAAGGATACGGTTGTAATGTGGAAGACGCAGTATATTCCACGCACCCGTTGGGAGAAAAAGATAGAATATAAATTGAAAAGAGATACTATCCGCCAAATTCAAAAGGTGGAAGTTGCCAAATATAAGAGCGAGAAAAAG